AGAACTTGGGTCGCCTCAATATCGGTCCGCGACGCGTCGTTAAATAATAATCATTTTAATTTAATCTTCCTTATCATCTAACACCAACATCCTCCGAACTTCATCGTACACGACACTCAATAGCGCCACCTTATATGCAAGAAATCCGACGAAGGTTGCCCCATAATCAAAATCAAATGCAAAAGGTGCACTATTCCACACAGTTTCAAATATAGCAGTTCCTATTGGAGCTAATAACTGTTTTTGAAAATGTGAATTTTCTATGTTATCCACGTGTCTTTCGAGTAGCGCGATGTATGCGAAAGAGGTCGCTACACCGATGGTAGAAGACACACCTTGTTCTGCTCCATGTGTGATGAAATACATGGACGTCAGTGCGCTACCATATCCGAGCGTTGCGCGGTTAATACGTTTTTTGAGTTTATCGTAATCCGTTTTAGGTTCAGCAGTGGCTCGTACGACTGCGTTATGGATGGACCACATTTATGAATTAAGCCGTATATTCCTTAATTAAGATAAAGATTACACGCTCTTATAAGTAAATGTCTGAACTCCGTGTTAAAAAACTTGTTCAAGATGCTATTATTCCAACTCGTGGTTCTAGCGGTGCTGTTGGATATGATTTATACAGTGTCGATGAAGTTGTATTGCCTCCTTCGCAACGAACTCTTGTCGGTACGGGGGTCGCAGTTGTTTTGCCAATGAACGTATATGGACGAGTTGCACCGAGATCTGGTCTCACCGTGAAGCATGGCATTCACGTGGGTGCGGGTGTTATTGACCCGGATTATACCGGCGAAATTAAGGTCGCTCTTTTTAATCTCGGGGACGTTCCGTTTGAGATTAAGAAGGGTGATAGAATTGCTCAACTTGTCTTAGAGAGGTGTGAAACCCCGGGTGTACGCGAGATTGATACACTCGACGAAACTGGACGTGGCGCTGGTGGATTTGGGTCAACGGGTGCTTAATACATTTTTTGATCATCACAAAACCACAACATTTCTTCCGTGGGCATGAATAGAATACCTTTACGCATCGTCATCCATAACTTAGCCTGTTCAACCGATGGGTAACTCCACAACACCCACCTTTCCCAATACCCCACACGAAAGGGATCATCCCAGTTTTCTTCCGTGCTGGTGTCTGCATATAACATGCCACGGTGTATCTCGTATAGGTCTGTTTCCACTCGAACTTCCCTGGGTATCTCGGCACCTTTACGAAGTAGGTGTGCACGCATGAGCCTTGGATTCCCATGATCTGTGTAATCTGGTGAATCCATGGAACCTATATCGATTGTTTTTTTGTTTGGTAGAGTGACCCTATATTTATGCGTGAGTGTGGGACTCGGCTTTAACACTACGTGCATATAATTTAGCGAAATTTTAGTTTATTGCTTTTTTAACACAACAAATTTAATATCACCCTTTTTAACATTACCCCGTGTCATCGGATTTTTAAATAGAACCATGTTTCCGTTTGCGTTTACAGCACTTGTCATGGACATGCGAGCCATCTTTCTAAACGATGTTGGCGAAAGATACAGTTTATTTATTTTTACCGCTTTGTCTCCGTAATTGAATTCATTTGCCGTGATTGGATCTATTGGAAGATTCTTCACATTCATATTTTCCCATGTAATTTTTCGTGTCCGATTATTTTCGTTTGCATTATTTTTTACCTTTTTTTTATTCTTCATATAATTTGATGTGTTTGGACGATTATTTGAGTTGTTGAAATCAATTCTTCGACCTATAAACCCCGCGTTAGCAAAAGACGTCAGTTCTCTGCGCATACGCCTGAGGTTATTCAAACTTTGACGCGTGATAATACCCGGGCTCACATTTTGTATGACGCGCACTGGACTGTTAGGTGTTCTAGGAGGTGTTTCTATGACAACTGAATTATTATTCATACCTACTTTAAACAGATATTTTTATTACCTAAGTCAATCAAGGTGAATGAGATATTAAGAAACATGCTTGATATTATTAGGGCAGTCGTCGGCACGGGAGGTCCATTGTTGGTCGAACACAAGGGGCGCATCATATGTGAACAATGTATGATAATCACACAAGACCACGTCAACCGGATGATTGATAAAATTAAAGATGTTAAATTTACTAAAATTGAACAAACTTCAGATCGCTCGTTTTCAATTTCTTAACGACGAAACGCGTTTCTACCAAACGCATGTATGCATAGACCGCGAATAATTCGATAGTGTGTAATCTATTATATAACTGCCACACGAACATCTTCAATATATAGTTGTCGCGTTTATTCCAAGTTTGGTCCCTCGTAGTAGTCTTTGTTCTGGCCATAAATTATATAAAAACGTAGGTTCTAAGTTATGTATGAAGTCATACACATCATTCGATGGCATCACCATTAAGGTGGGTGAGAACGCGAAAGATAATGATGTATTGACACAATCGAGTTTTCCAAATGAATGGTGGCTACACACAGACGGTGGTGCTGGTTCTCATGTCGTCGTATGTTGTGAAGAAGATGTACTTCCTAAGGAAACGAAGAGGGATGCAGCTATACTCGCCGCACATTATAGTAAATCCGTAAGAGAAAGGGTTGCTCGTGTCAATATCGTACGCGTGAATCAGGTCATAAAATGTGATAGACTAAAAAACCATGGGCAAGTGTATCTCGATGGCCCGATTACACAACTTACTCTGTTTATGAATAAGGAAAAAGCTCGATTGGAGAGATTAATGAGTCGCCGGTATGGTTAAAAGATAAAACCATGGATTGGTCATGGGTAATGTGTGGCGCCTTGTGATTAGACCCGATAGAAGTGTGTGCGTTGCAAAAAGACATATAGAAGATGAAACCATCGTAGAAATTATACCTAGAAGACCACCGACACATGAAAAAGGGCTTGTCTCTTCATTATGTACATTACAATTTCTATGTTTGATAACATTTAGCGGTAAAAACTTAATTCAGGCTTGGTTAATGTTTATCAACCTTGGATTTACTCTCGTAGTTATGTATTATATAAGTATCATACATGTCATGTTAATTCATTCCATGTATACATTTGCATTATTAGGCTATGGTATCATCGTGAGTGATATATACATGATGATAATGGCATCTACATACAATATTGTGTATGGATATTATATCATTAAAGATATAATTCGTGGCTAAATAAATGGAGCATCAAGATTGGAAACCTGTCGTCATTCATGGTAAGTCTGCACCTACGACTCAGAAAATCGCTAGACCACACCATGAAGTTACAAAGGAACAGAAACTAGATCAAACGGAAATCGGTACACACGATAAAGTGTCTGTATCGATGGCGAAGACGATTCAACAAGGGCGTATCGCGAAGGGCTTCAAAACACAAAAAGATTTGGCAAACGCGATAGGTGTACCCGCAAACGTGATTAATTCGTATGAATCTGGTAAGGCTATTCCTGATAATCAGATTCTTCAGAAATTACGTAAAGTACTTGGTGTAAGGTTGACGCGTTCTTGAGATTTCAATCAATATCAATTGAAAATAACAAAAAAATGCGAATACTAGACTTCAAATGTAGTTTTACAAATAAATATTAAAACGTGATATATAGTATATGATTATTTACATAGACAGATATACACCCAGTCACATAGGAGTCAGGCATTACGAAGAAAAGGGTTTGGGTATAATTGCATACGACGATATAAGACCAGGTGAAGTCATATATGAATTTCCCATTTGTAAAATACCAGAAGAAGACATTACTATAGTTTCTAGTGCTGGATACACAAATTTTATACCTCACAAACACGTGTGTGATTTTGCTATAAAGTGTAACATCTTTCCATATTGGGATTGTCTTCTTAATCACGATGATAAGCCAAATGCATTTCACGATTATAAATTTGAAAGTAAAAACGGTAGAATTTTTAGTAAATTATATGCCATGAAATATATAAAGGCGGGCGAAGAAATACTTGTAAATTATATGGATTTGGTTGATCCTTTGTATGTACTATTAGATGGTTTATATATTCCAAGTGCTTATTTCGCAAAATATATACCAAATGAACTTCCATCTTAATTAGAATTTAAACGCGGTATTCCCGATAGGGAGATTATCGAAGCGCTTGTTTTATACTTGTTTCAGTTCAAACTTGAGTAATGTCCTGCTATGTAATACACATCTTCAAATCCCAAATCAATTAATTTCTCTGCCGCAATCCTTGCCCTCTGTCCGGTGTTGCAGTAGACGAGCAATCCTTTTTTTGGAAGTTCTGTCGTTGTTTTTTCGTTCATTTTGTTGACTGGCAAATGTAACGCTCGTGGGTAGTGACCAAGTCTGTACTCTGTAGATGTTCGTACATCTATGACTTTCTTTATCTTTCCACTTTTGATAAGTTTCTTCGCTTCCGAAGCGGAGACCAAGTTTTCTCCTGTGAATGTGTACGCGAGAGCGGCCGCACCGAGTGCTATGACGAGAGGTATCATTTATATATACTTGTATAAAGATTACACCCGAATGTTATTCATGAGTCTTCAAATTAAGAAGCTACACGAAGATGCGATCATTCCTACGCGGACTTCACCTGGGTCCGTTGGCTATGATTTATATAGCATGGAAGAAGTAATCGTCCCGCCACTCGAACGTGCTTTTGTAAGTACTGGTGTCTGTGCACACTTGCCACCTGGTGTTTATGGTCGTATTGCACCTAGATCCGGTTTGACACTTAAGTATGGCATTCAAACCGGTGCGGGTGTCATCGACCCAGATTTTACGGGTGAGTTGAAAGTCATCCTACTTAATCACGGGAGTGAGCCGTTCGTCATTAAGAAGGGAAATAGAATTGCACAAATGATTCTGGAAAGGTGTGAAACACCTCTCATCGAAGAAGTACAAGAACTCGTGGAAACACAGAGAGGAAATCGTGGTTTCGGGTCTTCTGGAAATTAATTTAGTTGGAGAATGCAATACCTGCCATACCATCTTTCACTCTCAAAATATTGTAGTTTACAGCGTAAACTCTATATAATCCATCATTGGCACCGGAGCTTGGACTTTGAATGGTAAGTTTCGCATTATCTATGCGAGAGAAGTTCAAAGAGCCACTTGGCTGTGACCGGTTCATGGTCAAGCAGAATGGCCACGTGAAGAGTGGAACCGCATCAAGAGATGATGGCGCGAGTGCAGTGGTGTGCATTTCGTGAACAACATTATGGTGGAATGTGTTCGAACCATTTTCGAATAGGGCGAGGCCGTTAATGTAAAGCGACGCGGTATCGAAACTGTAATCACTCGCCCATCCAGTACCAGACACATTTGACGTTGTCAAGTGGAGCGCCTTGACTGGATGGTTGAAATAAGTCAAATCGATAGACGTGTCAGTCTTTGTCATTGGTTGATATTGCACTTGGGTCATGAGGATTTCGTGTTCTTGTGACGTGAAATGCTCGCGTTCGGCGGTGTCCAAGTATGCATACATACCGTATATTTTTGGGCTTGCTCCCAAGTTACCGAGACCAGAACGGCACTTGATTCGCAATTCAACTTCGTGATATTGCAACGCTACCAATGGGAGCGACTTAGTCCAATCTTCGCTGAAGAAGAATGGTACCATGTAATAATCGGACGCGGTACCAGCGACACCCTTCGCGTTATCGGCGACTGTCTCCGATGTCACGGAGCAAGATGCCTTGGCTTGTGTATCGCGGTACACAACGTTGTGAACACCTTGTACATACAAGGAATCGAACTTGCAAACTTCTTGACCACCAATGTGAAGACTGAATTCAGTCACACTGGTATCACCCGAAGAAAAGAGGCCATCAGTGTTTACGCCAACGTTGGAAATATTTGGGTGTTCCACCCATATGTAGCTCAAAAGGTCACCCTTCGAGCGAATTGGTACGACAACTTCCGCACCACTCGTGAAAGTACCGATGTAATCCATGCGCTCTGGCTTGAGAGCAAAGTTCGTGTAGCGCTTGTAGTTTTGGCGCCAGAAACTGACTTGGGGTTCGCCAGTGATGTAGGCATCCTGAGCCCCGACTGATACAAGATCGACAAGTGCAGCTGACATAATTATTATTAAATGATATTAAAATTTTAGGTACATAACGAAGTATGGTTGTCTTCCAAGCACTCACCTGGGAGACCAGGGATACAGACGACGAACACTTGATCAGTATCTTTGGTAAAACAAGCGAGGGTAAGTCTGTATGTGTAACGACGGCATTTACACCTTACTTTTTTGTAAAGTTGCCTCGTAATATAACACAACAAAAGGTGCAAATCATATACAACAAAATCGAAAAGGCGTGTCCTGGTTGTCTCACCAGTTATAACACGATTCACCGCAAAGATGTTTGGGGATTTCAAAACAATGAGCAATTCCCATACCTTCAGTTATTTTTTAGAAATCTTGCTTCGAGACGTATGGTTGCTGGACGTCTTCGACGACCACTTCCAGATGAAAGTATTCGCATGAAAATGTACGAATCTAATTTGGACCCGGTACTTCGACTCATGCACAGAACTGGTATTCAGTCAACTGGATGGCTCGATACAGGTGATTTATGTACAGCTGCGTATAACGCGCACGTTGACATAGACCTCGAATGTAAGAATTGGCGTGAGTTAAAACCAGTTGAAAATCCGAAAACTGCACCTTTTGTAGTTGCATCCGTGGATATTGAATGTAATAGTTCTACTGGTAAATTCCCTGATGCTGATATCCAAGGTGATGCATGTTTTCAAATCGCAATTTCACTCTGTAAATTTGGGAGTGACGAACCATACGATAAAACCTGTCTATGTTACAAAAAGACTGATCCGGAATTGGAAGGTTCTACTATTCTGTCGTACGATACTGAACGCGAAATGTTAATGGCATTCCGTGAATATTTACATGATAAGGACGTAGACATCATCACTGGGTGGAATATATTTGGGTTTGATTTGGAATATTTGATGAAACGTGCCATCATTACGCGATGTGACCTCAAATTTTTTCAATTGAGTAAACTTCGTGGCCATAATTGTGAACTTACCCTGAAGAAACTTTCTTCGAGTGCATTGGGTGATAACGACTTAAAACTCGTGAGTATGCCTGGTAGATTTATATTTGATTTGTTTCATGAGGTGAAGAAAGGTTACAAACTCGATTCATATAAACTTGACAACGTCTCTAAACTGTACCTCGGGGACAACAAAATTGATATGCCGGCGAAAGAAATGTTTGCACGCTACAAAGAAGCCGATCCAGTAAAACTGCGTGAAGTTGCAGAGTATTGTATTAAGGATACATTGCTTCCTCATAGACTCTTGTCTAAATTATGTATTCTTGTAAATCTACTGGAAATGGCGAAAGCAACCTGGACTCCATTATGTTATCTCGTCGAACGGGGACAGCAAATTAAGGTGTTTAGTCAACTCACAAAGAAGGCGCGGGAAATGGGATTCATGGTACCCACAATTCAATATGGTCAGATGGGTGACCAAGGATATGAAGGTGCGACTGTTCTTGAAGCTCAAAAGGGTGCATACTATACACCGATTACAGCTCTTGATTTCGAAGGTCTGTACCCCTCCATCATGATGGCACACAACTTGTGTTATTCGAGTCTTGTTATGGATCCTAAATACGAAAACGTACCTGGTGTGGAGTATGAGACATTTGAGATTCCTGTACCGAGTAAAGTTGAGGGGCAACCACCGACAAAGCGTCTATGCAAATTTGCACAAGGTGTTCCAACGTTGTTACCCAGCATTTTACTTGAATTGAAACAATTCAGGAAGCAAGCGAAGAAGGATATGGCGGTATCCACAGGTGCACTCAAAGCGATGTATAACGGTAAGCAATTAGCTTACAAAATCAGTATGAACTCCGTGTATGGATTCACTGGTGCGTCGAAGGGAATGCTCCCATGTGTAAACATCGCGTCTACTGTCACGACAAAAGGGCGAAGCATGATTGATGAAACAAAGGAGTACGTGGAAAAGAACTTTCCGGGTGCGAAAGTGCGATACGGTGACTCTGTTACACCCGATACACCTCTTCTTATTCGTCAAAATGGTCATGTAAAGACGTGTAGGATTGACTCTCTTGTTCATGCATATGAAACGAGGGATGACGGTAAAGAAGTGGCCGTGATTGATGCCGAGGTGTGGACTGAATGTGGGTTTACACCTATCAAACAAATCGTAAGACATAAAACTGTTAAGAATATTCATAGAGTTTTAACTCACACTGGCATTGTGGATGTTACAGAGGATCATAGTTTACTTTTAGAGAATAAGGAAATGATTAAACCATGTGAAGTTTCAATCGGTACCAAGTTATTACATGGAAATTCTGTAGATGCGTTCGATGGTAAAGATAACTCGGTTACAGTTGACGAAGCAAAGGTCATGGGTTTCTTTTTTGGTGATGGATCTTGTGGAACGTATCATACTGCAAACGGGATTAAACGAACGTGGGCGTTAAATAATTCGAACATGAGTTATTTACTCGAAATGCAAAAATTATGTCCATTTGATACTTCTATATACGATACAATTGACAGTAGTGGCGTATATAAGTTATCTGCAAATAATGATGTAAAATCCGTCGTTGAACGTTATAGAAAATTGTTTTATAACAGTCATAGTGAAAAGATCGTTCCTTTGTGTATATTGAATGGGACAATTGATGTGGTGACGTCTTTCATAGAAGGATATTATATGGCCGATGGTGATAAGGATATACATGGGTACACCCGGATGGATTGTAAGGGTAAAGAAGGTTCGATGGGATTATACATTCTCGGGAGGCGTATGGGGTATAACGTGTCTATAAACTCGAGGCAAGATAAGAAAAATATATTACGGCAGACATG